TTCTCCGTCACCTTAACGTTGACGATGTTGCCATTCTCCATCGAAATTTCCACCTTGCCAAACCACTTCTTTTCGATATAGCGCTGAAGCAAGAATATCAGTTTCTTGAGACTATCCATTATGATTCCCTAACATATTTTTCAAATCTCACAAGTGTATAAACACAGATAATCATACACGGGAAAAGGAGTCCCAATAATATCCACATTTGAGTTTCCAGTAAAATAAAAAATATAAATATTAGGGCAATAGTTGCAAAACAGCAAGCAATAAGCCAACACATGTTATTCCCCTTTCGTATTCTTTTTTATAATCCACATCTGAATCATCGCTTGCCGTTTAGTCATGGACTTCTTACTGAAGCCTTTTGGATGATTGGGGGATGTTACTTTATACCCTTGTCCCCGCTTTTCTACCTTGTATGGCACTCTTCTCCATCCCTTTCATCTTCACTGCTGTGTCTGTAACAATCTTCATGCGATCAGTCTTGATTTTTTCCATCTTATTGTCTTCCCGCACTTCCGTGTCCTTTAAATGTTGGTGCGCCTGCATGGTTTTTGAAGCATCCGGCAGTCCGGCAACCTCTCCCTCCGGATCGGGTTGAATGCCGATTTCGGTAAGAATCTGCATCTGCTCAAGGCGAGTCATCAACGGATACATCTTGTCAATCTGAATGTACTGCCTCATATCCGGTTTCACGTTGTCGATTTCCATCCGGTGTGTGTCAAGATGAGCAAAAAAGATTGTCTTTAGTTGCTCCGGGAGTTCCTTAAACTCATCCGAATACGCAAACCGGAGATGTTCTTTAAAACAAACGGGATGATCTTCGTATTTAAAGAGCGGATCTTCGGAAACAACATGTGGTTCCGCCGGAGCCATTGGGTCTTCAGGATCAGGGGCCATTTCAACCAGCTGAACGGTTGGCTTTTGACCACTCGACATCTCCATATTCTCTTTTTCGGTCCGGTTGACATCCATATTCTCATCTTCGCTAAACGAGGCCATCCCAAAACGACGGAAAAGTTCCTCCTGGATTTCCGGCCTCTGTTGGATATCCCCAAAGAAACCAGCGGTAATCATAGATAGAAGCACCTGGGTCTGGCCGGATTTGGTTGCGATAAGTCCCGAATCCAATTCAAGGCGCACATCGGTATTTCCCCGGAGATCGGAAGATTTGAATTTCTTGATCTTGACTTTATTCCCCCGGCCAACGATTTTTAGAATTCGATCTTCCTTATAAATTTCCTGAGCCAGCAAGAGGCGTTTCTTATAAACCTTTGTCAGGGATCGATTGTAGCGGTCGATGTCCGGGGCCTTGCCGCGTTCGACTGTTTCCCGGAGTATGTCAAGTTGAATACCGGAAGACTGTGCTGATGGAGGAGCGCCGCGAAGGATGTTTTTCGGGTCTCCACCCGAATCCTGCATTTGCTGTTTCTGGAATTTCCGTTCCTCCAAGACTTGTGCCGGGAGAGGCGTCCCGTTTTCAACTAGGGGTTTTTGCCCCATCAATGGGTTATACGTAAGAATATTAACACCAACCCCGCCTATATTTACCTTCTTTAATCCTACATCTCCGGCAAGGAAAACGGTCGGCTTTGCCATTCCTTTCCGGTTGATTGCAAGCGCTTGGTCGATCTCATTGATCGTGTTTTGAGGAGAAATAAGGTCATTCACCGCCGCATCCGACCAAAACCGGCCAGGGACGTAATTGTAGTGAAAATCGGTGATACTATAATACCATTCTTCGGGAGTCGCCTCTATCGGCATCCGGTCCCGTTTATAGATGATTTTTCCTCCACATGAGATGAAATACTGTCCCTGTGGGTGGCTCATGGTCGGTTTGAATTCAAGTTCCCTGAAAAGGACAACGTCCTCGTCGTTATTGTCGAGAGATTGGAAATCGAGATTGTTCCCCTTCCACGGTGAAACGCTGGTAATCAGTTTCGCAAGGCGGTTGGAGTAATCGGTAAACGCTGATTCCTTGCCCCTTGGCTCGATTTTTACCTTGAAAGTGTCTTCCACCCATTCGAGATCTTCAAGGGACTGAATGCCAATCCACCGCTTTTTCTTTAACGTCTCTCCGGAAGTGTCAAGGCGGATATTGAATGGCGTTATGCACTGTGTTCCAACATCGCCGGTTTTGAAAATCTCCTCGCCATCATTTACCCACTGACCCCCATCTGCATCGGGGAAGACGCGAAGAAATCCCGTCCCGGAGACGCAAAGCCATATCCGAAGTTTTTCAAGTTCATCAAAGAAATCCCCATCATGAGATTGATCCATCCACGTCAGGACAAATTCTCCGAGGTCGGCGGCTTCCTTGTCCTCGCGTTCGTTCGTATTCGGCCAAACGCGGGGGATGTTTTTCTGATTAGACAGGAAGGCGTTGATGGATCGCACAAATTCCCTTATTTCATTCGATACGGGCGTAGGGACGTAATCAGGAATCACCCGCCGCCGAAAAGACTTGGTTGACCGGAGATATTCCAAATATTGTTCACCAACCATATAAAGGAGATTGCGCCAAATCAGTTGTTCATTCATTGAACGGACAAGATCGAGATGATTATCGAAAACCTTGTCGAAAAACTGCTGGACGCTGTTATCGTCCTTGAAGATTTCAGAGGATTTCATATCGGAATGCCCTTCTCCTGTTGATCCTCGTAAATCTGATCGGGATGTTTCGCCGCTTCACGGACAACTTCAGAATTAACAAATGTCGGATAATCGCGGGCCATGATACGATCAATTAATTTGGATTCTTTTTCTGAAGATTGTTTATTCTGTAAATAAATAAACAACAACAGAAAGATGATAATAACAATCAAGGCGACAATGGCAATCGTTGATTCCATTTTGTACCCCTCTTTCGACCCATATACGCACTATTTCCACACGTGTCAAGGACTATTTTGTGCTACATTCGCAAAAATGCGTTCACTATCTACCTATGAGTAAAATTTAATGCTCCTCCGTCTAGATCATATCCCGTTTTCATTTCTTCGAGTTTTTTGCCGTCGAAAAACTGAACAGGTAAATCACCACAAAGTCGCACCTTTTTCAATTTTCCTATCAACTCATCGATTGTATAATGGCTTCGTACATCAACATAAACAAAACCCAACTCGCCAACTTTGCGTGATTTAAGTAGCAATTCACACGATTTACAACCTTCTTTTGGATTTAATTCTTGCATACCCCCTCCATTCTCTGAATAGGTTTCACTATCTTTTAATAAAACATGTTCTCCGTCCGTTCCGCTTCCTCCGCCGCTCGGATTTCATCCCAAATCTGTTCGCGTTCAAGCGCTGCGACCTCTGTAATATCCTTCGGCGGAACCTTTTTCTCTTCCTTCACGGGCAACTGCGTCAGAGGACGCGCCATGAATAACAGTGCGGCCTCGTCCCCGACGTGGTCTTCCGAATTTGTCTCCACGTCCTCAATATTGTTCGGATCAACTATCAGCGACGGGACGGTACGGATGAAATGCTGACAGGTTGAATAAACCTGAAGCATCGGAACGCCATTGACTTTGCCTTCTGTATCTCTCGGCACCCTCAAATGCTCGTGGAACTGCCGCCATTTCAGAACTCTCGACGGGTCTCCCGGCCTCATTTGAAGGCCCATGTTCATAAAGATTTCAGCCGTTGACGGCCCCTGCCCGCCGCCGCGGTAATCCGGTTTCTTATTGAAGCACGTCGGATCGCAAAGGCGTTGAATCTGCGGATTGACGACCTTCGGGGATGTTCCCTGATCAACCGTAAACCCCATCGCTTGCTCGCGCTTGATTATTCCTTCCGCAATCTCGGAATCCGGCAGACGTAAACCCTGATCGGGGGTCCCATTCCAACCATACCATTCTGCAAACCGATATTTCCGGCCATCAGAATCAATCCACCACCAGCCAACCGAAAACGGCTTACCGAATCCCCAGTCAAATGTCATGTAAAGCGGACGGCCTGCGGGGACCAGTTTATTCCCACTACCTGTCCAGTCTTTAAAATCTACCTTTGATTCATCTGAAACAAAATCAATAGGGTCAACAACATGATGCGTCCGGCTCCACTCCTGAAATGCCTGACCCACAAACGTATCCCAGGAACCGTCTTTAAAAGCAGCTCGTAAATGAGGCGGAAGCGTGTTAAGCATCTGCCAATACCCGGAATCCAAATAAGGATTATCTTCGGCTTTCGACGGAACATAGGCAAACATCGGTCGGTAATCAATCGGCTGAATAAACTCAACAGGGAAGTTCTGATCCATCCAGAGGGCCTTGACGTAGTTGTGACCAATACCACCAGGGTTGGTTCCTCCAATAAAAGGACACTCCTCGTCTTTCAACCCCGGCCATCGCAATCTCATTCTTAAATCCGTAAAGACATCCAATTCGTTCTTTGTAAGTTCATCAACAGCAATCGCAGCCCACTCAGAACTTTGATATTTCGAGGCATCGTCAAGATTTCTGAAACAGATTATACCGCCACCATACTCATCATTCAAAAGATAACAGCGGCCATAATCTTTATGATCTGAATAACTTCTACCCAACCACAATGGAAACTGAATCGAAATTTTACTTAATTGCCTGTCTTTTAGAGTCGGAAAGTCCTCGCAAGCCAACATCACCTGAACCTTCTTTAATCCCTTAAACTGGAACCATGCCATTAAAAGCAATACCAAAATCCAACGAAGAAAGTAAGATTTTCCACCCCCAAGAGCGCCGCCGTATAATAAAAACTTAATGATTGGGAAAGGACATCCGGGATCAGGCCAAAACTGCCGAAGAATCAGATTCATGGCCTCTATCTGACGATCAGTAAACTTCGCTATATCCATAGCAAAATATAACTTCTTCCCTTGCTTCTCTAACTGCTTTGCGTAGGAAACCATCTTAGCCATACTTAAACCCTAACCACATTAGGCTCCATAAAGTTCTGTTGGGTGCGCGCCCGGCTTCAAGGCTTGCCGGCGGGATACCTCGTCAGGGCTGAGCTGGCGTTCGATCTCTTGCACCCGTGACAATAAATCCCTCACAGCATCTTCAAGGATTCGCACTGCCTCGCAACCATTCCGGTAATGGGTGGGCGGGTCAACGTGCTTAGTTTCTGCCGGGCCCATGGCTGTCATGCCCCGATCGGCCTTCAATGCCTCAAGTTTCTTCCGGTCCCGATAACGCTTCATCCTCTCTTTTACCGCCTCTTTTGATTCCATGTTACGCCTCCGTTACGCTGTTTGTTACGATTCGGTTACGGTACGTTACGCGTAACAGTTACGCTTGTCAAGTTATTATATGCCTGTCAACCCTTCCTGTCTATAGCCTATTTAAACCCCCCTTATGACCAATACCCCGATGTACGGCTATGTAAC